TTTTTTGATTCTGTCATTCCTAAATTAAAAAGTGTATTAGGATTAGTATTTTTGTGTGCTTTACTATGGAACGTATGTGCAGGTTTACCTTGTTTGTCAACTTTGTTTCCAAATTTAGCGGCTTGTTTTTTAATTTCGTCAGGACCAACGTCAGCAGTTGTATTAACACCCGGAACTATTAAGCCTCCATTTTCAAATAGCTGACGTAATTTCATTAAACTGCCCACACATGAGTTGCACCGTTCTCTTTACCGATACGTGCTATTTTATTCATGCCCATAATTACATCATTAAAATAACCTTCACGTTTACCACCACTAATCATTGTAGCACCGCCACCACTTTTATCTACTGTAGTAGGTTCTTCGGGTGAAGGTTTACCAATTGCTTTCTTAAGCCATTGTGTTGATCTTCCTATAAACTCATCAATTGGAATATTTGGCATATCTTCTAAATCTGTACCGTATCCAAGTTCGTCAAATACTTGACGCATATTTGCATTTGCTAAAGTTAGATCTAGGTCTGGTTTATAGTCTGGATTTTCAGGTGGCTCTTTATCGTAAGGCCAATCTGTTTTATAAAACTCATCACCATATGGAGAGCCTGAATCAGTATCGCTTACCCAGTAACCTTTTTCTTTGTCTTTATGCCCAGCTGAAAAGCTCATACTTTCAATAATGCTTTCGTCTAAATCTTTTATTCTCATTTTTTACGTCCTCTAAATTGCACATTATTTGTAACCATGTAAGGTTTGCTAAACCAAAGTTTAAACCAATCTGGATCACCAGGTTTAAGTCCCATAGCTTTTTCTTTATCTTTAAGAGCTTGTGCAGTTATGCTAGGATTTTCGGGAATGTATTCTTGATACCCTTTAAACTCATTAACTCCAGCTAACTCTTTTAATCTTTCTATTTCATCCATCTTTTTTATCTTCTATTCCGCAATACTTACTTGTTTCGTTTACAGCTACCATACTAATTTCTTTAAATCTATTCATAATATTTCTATGCTTCTTATGGTTTGGACATTTACATTGCCATTGATATACTGCTTCACACTTTACACAATACCTCGACTTTAGCTTGTGAATGACGATTCTCCTTCAGTTCGGGTTACATTTTTTGCATCAAAGATTACTAAACCTTCGATAGCTTTATCACTAATCATTCCATCATATCCTGCTTGTTGTAATTCCATTGTTAATATTGCTGAGTACATTTGATCTCCACTATACTCCCAAGGTTCAAAACCCATTGATTTTTTAATATCAGCTACTTCTTTGCTTTGATAGTCTGCTATTTTTAATCCAGACTTTACTTTATACTTAACAACTTCGCCATCTGATCCGTGATGTATTGAAAATGCTTTAGCGGCCTCTTCAGTCCAAGTTAGATATGTACCTTTACCTAATGCACCTAGTCCTAATCCTTTGCCACCTTGTCCTTCACCTCGAAACCATACACCATTAAGTTTATTATATAAGTGATCATAAAATTTTGCTTCATCTTCTAATGTATTTTTAATTGTTTCTTGTGTAATACCCATTCCTGCACGAACTTTATTAAACATCATTTGTGCTACTTTAGGATCTGTACTACATACACCACTTTTAAATGTTTGAAGATCATTATCAGCCGCCGCCTGTTTCATTTTAGTTGCACTCATGCCTTCAGCACCTTCGGCATCTGGATCACGTTGTCCAGCACTTATAACATTTATAGAATTAAATTTATAATCATCGCCACCATTATATTTGTTTAATAAATCATTAAACGTTGCAACTCTATCTTCGCCTGCAACATATATAATGTCTGTAAATTTTCTAGTATAAAGGAACTTCATAGCGTCCATAATAGTCCTAACACTATCACTACCAACAGTAATACCGTCACCAAAACATTTACGAGCAAAAAATATTTTTTCTGAAAATGTTAAAGGATCTGTTTTAGGTTTTTGTGTGTGGGTTAAAAATAAAAAAGGAGTGCCAGGTTGTTGCTTTACTACATCAGCCAATTTGGCATGACCTATAGTGGGAGGATTCATTCTTCCAAAGGCAAATACCGCAGTTTTACCGTCTGCTTCAATTAATTGGCGTAAGAGCATTAATAATCACCTTTTCTTATTAACTCCATCTCTTCACCATAGATCTTTTCAATTAAAGAATCAACTTCTTCGTCTTGCATCAAGTCCTCTGGTCTTTTTGGAAGGTTATACTTGGCACAATAATGATCTTTTGCTTTGTTTACCATTGGCATTAATTCTTTTTTAATATCAATAGGTTCGCCACGTTTTAGTGTATCCTGTAGTTTTGCTAAGACAGGATAATACTGCTTACGATAAAACATAGGATCGTTTTTCATGTGTATATGTAGATCGTGTGCTACATTAAATCCAAGATCTTTCTTCTGATCTTTGGAGTCATGATTATGCTCTGAGTCTATAAATTCGTTTATCTTCATATTATTAATCCGCTATTGTGCAACATTCACAACGCATTGTTTCCGTGCATTCACATGGATCACAAGTGCATTTTTCACTTTTGCATTTATCATTTGAACAAGCCATGATAAAACTCCTTATATAGAGTATTTATCAGACTTTAATGCTATACGGAAATTTCGACGTCAAAGGATTCGTAGCCTAAATCAAACAATTTATGAGCTATACGCTCTGCTACGATAGTAGATTCGGAATCTTTAAGTGCTTTATGGGTTTCTACTGTAAGGATAAGTCCACCTTTTTCAGTTTCACCTATTTCATAGTTCGTTTCATCTTCAAGTAGGGCTTCATCGGCACATTCAAGAACTGCGTCAACAACTATGTCATCTACATCTTCGTCTTTCTTTTCCCAAACTATGTTAATAAAGTGTTTCATGCTGATTCCTAATGATTTAATAGTACAGACTGTATTGTACCTGATGTATATGTTGCTACAACTCTAACCCATACAAAATTACCAGTAAAATTCTTGAAATAAGTACCATCTGTACCCACTTCTTCAGTACCTGCTATATCAAAATAATCAGTTTCTGCTGGTGTAATTGCTAAAGTACCCTGCATTTTAATAGTACCGTTAAATTCAGCAACATTGTATTGTACTGTATGAAACCCGTCAGCTCTACCATAATAGCCGTCGCCTTTATACTTGGTACCTGTTACTGTAACCGAGGTACTATCACCTGGGTGTACTTGATTTGTTAAAATTGTTTCGCTCACACTGGACATATTATTATTTATCTACATCTTCCTTTATAACTATTGTGTCAATTCTAGTGATATTGCCACCTAAAAATAACTGGGCAAGTGTTAGTACTTTTTCGTCACGTAAATATAGATATTTTCCTTTTACATAGCCCTTATCATAGATAGTTTTAAGTAATCCTGGACTAACCCGTACTTTATCTGGATTTAATTTAGCCCAATTATAGAAGTTAGAATCTATGGTTTTATCACCAAGAGTAATCTTATATTTGTGGTCCCAAGGAGGGTTTTTAATAAGGATATTTTTATTGTTTATAAGTGTATCAAATGTATCAGATGCAGGCTCATAAAAATCGCAAACACAATTAAGTTTTTTTGCTATTTGTTTTAACCATTCTTCGTTGTTAGAGAATATACCCATTTTACGCCCTTCACAACGAATTGTATACTCTGAATTAGTTTCGAATTGAAAAAGAAGATATTTAAGATCGTGAATATCGTCTATATGAACATCGACATGACGTAAAGATGTGGGATCATTTTTATATTGTAATTTTTCTGCATTATCGATGTTGAATTGTAATTCGTCAATGGCTTTTCTAGCTTTACTTAGATTCTTATTTCGAAAGATAAACCCAATAGGATTGTAAACTCCTAGTTTGTAAATGTACTTGTCGTAAAATAGCTTTTTGCTTTCATACTTAATCATCATACTACTCCTAGCTAATGGACAGTATGTTTTTCTTTCTCAGTGTTTAAGACAAATTCCCCGTCTTTAACATCGATTTCAATCTTACCACCGTCTTTTAGCTTGCCAAAGAGTAATAGTTTTGATAATGGACGTTTAATCTCTTTATCAATAACACGTTGTAATGGTCTTGCACCCATCTTTTGGTTAAATCCTTTATCAACTAATACGTCGATGGCGTCATCTGTAATACTTATGTCAACTTCCTTATCTTTTAACATAGCTTTAAGTTGTACTAAGAATTTTCCAACAATTTTTATCATAGTATTTTTTTCTAGTTTGTTGAAAGTAATAACTCCATCTAATCTATTGCGGAACTCTGGAGGGAAAAACTTTTTAAGTTCCACATCTTCAAATTCAGCGTCTTCACTACCAAATCCAATTAAACTTTTTTCTGCTTGTTCGGCACCTAAGTTAGTTGTTAGGATTAAAACAATATTTCTACAATCTGCGGTTTTACCATTACTACCTGTAATAAATCCATTGTCCATAATTTGTAATAATAGTGAACTAACATCAGGATGTGATTTTTCAATTTCATCTAAAAGTAAAACACAATTAGGTGCTTCTTGAAGTGAAGTAATAAGTAATCCTGCGTTTTCTTCAAATCCTACATATCCTGGTGGTGATCCAATTAGTTTTGCGACAGAATGTTTTTCTTGATATTCTGACATATCAAATCTAACAAGTTTTACCCCAAGTTGTGAAGCAAGTTGTTTGGCTGTTTCAGTTTTACCTATTCCTGTTGGACCCATAAACACAAAAGAACCAATTGGTTTATTCTCTTCTTTTAGTCCTGCCTGGGCAACAAGAATTTTATCAACAATATCTGCTATAGCAACATCTTGTCCATAAATTTCACCTTTAATGTTCTTCTCTAAATTAGCAAGGTTTTGTGTTTCTTTTTCTTTAACTTGTTCTTCAGGAAGATTAACAGCTTTTGCCAATTCATATTGAACATCTGCTTCTGTTACAATGCGTTCATCTACTTTTTTAAGGTTAAATCTGGAACAAGCACAATCAAGTAAGTCAATTGCTTTATCTGGAAGTTTTTTATCTGCTTGATATTTTATACTTAATTTAATTGCGGCATCAACTGCTTCTTCTGTAATAGTAGTATTATGGAATTCTTCATAATATTTTTTAATTCCAAGTAAAATCTCTTTTGTAACTGCTTTGCTAGGTTCATCAATAGTAACTCTAGCAAATCTACGCATTAATGCTCTGTCATTTTCAAAAAACTTGCGATATTCTTCCCAAGTAGTAGAAGCAACAACTTTAATATTACCTTTAGTTAATACAGGCTTTAACATATTAGCAAGATCGTTTGAACTATTACTACCTGCCGCACCTGCACCACTAATCATATGTGCTTCGTCGATGAATACAATAGTTTTACCACGTTTTTTCAAAGCGGCTATTACTAATTTAAAGCGTTCTTCAAAATCACCTCGATACTTACTACCAGCTAACATAGAACCAATATCTAAGTTATAGACATTATATTCCATTAAAAATTCTGGAACATTTTTATTAACGATGTTCCAGGCGAGGCCTTCTGCAATAGCAGTTTTACCAACGCCTGGATCACCAACAAGCAAACAGTTGTTTTTTGTTCTACGCCCTAGTGCTAACGCAATTGTTTCTAATTCTTCTGTTCTGCCCACTACAGGATCAATTTTACCTTGATCAACTGATTGATTTAAATTAGTTGTAAATGAACGTAAAGCTCTAGTAGCCATTCCTTGTGTTTCTTCGTCTTCAAAGGTAGCTTCTAATTCATTATTCAAATATTCTGCAAATTTACCTTTATCAATATTTGCTTTTGCAATATTATAGTATGCCCATGATTTTTGTTCATTTAACATACTAAGAAAAACATCAGATATTTCAATACTTTGACGTCCACTAAACAAGACTTGAGTAAATGCTCTATTAAGTACACGTTCTACAGCGTGTGTTTTCTTTGGTTTAAATTTTTTATCTTTTGGTTCTGGAAGAGTAATGTCATTACAGTTTGCTTTTAAATAATGTTCAAGATTTTTACGTATTAGTTCATGATCTGCACCAAAGCCTTCCATAACTTTAGCAAAACTTTCTTCTAATAGCATAGCAAAGAGTAAATGCTCAATAGTTACATACTCATGATTTAATTTTTTAGCGACATCAATTGCTTTATCGAATACTAGTTGTAATTGTTTACTTGGTTCAACCATTTTTTACCCTTGATTTATAACGTTTTAAAAATTTATCACGTTTCTTTATAGCCATATTTAATCTTAACTTACTTACTCTATCTGTATAATTGATTCCGTACAAGTGATCGTATTCGTGTCCGAATATTCTTGCATTCCATCCTTGTAGTTCTATTGTACACTCTTTTTGTTTGCTGTCAAGACACTCTATTATCAAACCGTAAGGACGTTTTACCTTAAAGTATAAAAACGGAAAACTTAAACAGCCTTCTTCACCTATAATTGTTTCTTCAGTTACATGAGTTATTTTAGGATTAATGATAGCAAACGGTTTTTTGTCTTCGTAGCCTTTTAAATCAGTTGGGGATATAATAAAAATTTGAGCATCTAGTTCAACTTGGTTAGCCGCTAATCCAACACCTTCATTTTCTAGCATAATTGTTGACATTTCTTTTTCAATGTCTACAGCATTATGGATATTAAAATCAAAAGGTGCTACTTTTTTTTCTAACCAACTATTAGGAGCCTTTATTAGTTTCATTCTGTATTTTTCTTAACCTTTCTCTTATCTTTTCATTATTAATTTTTGGTGTTATTCCATTTACTTTTACAAATAGTCTTCCAGTAGCACCAGTTCTATGATCTGGAAGTCCTTGTTCACTTATACTATACGTTGTACCTGAATTTGAGCCTGACGGAACAATTACATTTAGTTTTTTACCATGTATTGTCTCAACACTAATATTAGTTCCTAGAATTAGATCGAATAGATCTACATTTTTAGTTATATATAAATCTAATCCATCCACATCATATATGGGATGTTTTTTAATACGTATTTTAACATGAAGATCCCCTGGTTGTCTAGCTGGAATATACTCATTTGCCCCCATGCCTCTAAAGTTAATTGTATCGCCGTGTCTAACTCCACGTGGGATTTCGATATTAACTGTTTGTTCTTGTCCATTAGGGAGTCTATAACTTGCAATTAATTTTTTACCATGTACTACATCTTCTAACTCAATATCTGCGGCAATTGTAATGTTTTGATTTCTAGGTCGTTGTTGAAATCCACGACCAAAAAATGGATGTCCGTGATTATCACCAAAGAAAGAGTTAAAAATATCTTCTACATTAATGTCACCATGAAAATGGTATTCTTGTCCGCGAGGATTTTGTTGGGGATTAGTAGTACCAAACTGATCGTACATTGATTTTTTTTGTGGATCTTTTAATACATCATATGCTTCATTAAGTTTTTTAAATTGTTCTTCAGAACCACCACGATCGGGATGGTATTGCATAGCTTTCTTTTTGAAAGCATCTTTTAAATCTTTATCAGAAGCGTTTCGAGGAACACCTAGTATGTCATAATAATTTGCCATACTAGTACTTATCTTAACAAGAAAGGCTGTTTAAAAATGTTGATTTATTTTCTTGGCTTTGGTAAATTTGCACCCGGTTTACCAACATATAATCCAAAGAATGCCGCGCCTGCACCAACGATAGTTGAAATAAACATAGCTTGAGAATTTGTAGGATCAGGTAATTGCATAAACCAAGTTACTGATTCGTAAAAGCAAACTATATAGGCTAACATAATCAGCCTAGGAATGACCCTAAACTTGTCAAGAATGCCAGCTGTTCTATTATACCAAGTATGTTCGTCTTCACCACTAGGCAGTAAATCTTCTGCAGGGACTGTATACTCTTTAGTTGACGTTGTCTCTTTTACGTTAATATCACTCACTTTTTGTCTCCATTTTTTAATTTTTTAATTTCATCACGATTATGATGAATCTCGGTTTTGTTATTATGAGGAGTATGATCAAATACAACTTTTTCTAGTTTTAGAAATGGTATTCTATCATTAGGCACGTAACGCCATATATAGTCGCCGTCGAATTCGCCGTCTTTTTTAGTAATGCCGAAAACTGTTTCACCCATTCCTATTTTAACAATTAAAGCTCTTTCGCCGTCAAGAATAACTTTATCACCTTCTTTAAATTGAGGATTATATTTAAATGCTAAACCTTTGGCAAGTTTAGTAGCCCAATCTTTAAACCAAATAGCAATCATGATTGACATTAATACGCCTATCCAGGGCATCAAAATATCTGTCAGCTGTAAAGACAGGTCGCTTAATTCATTCATTTTTTATTCTCCAACTTTTTAATACGTTTTTCCATATTCTCTAGTTTTTCTTTAAGAATAGGAAATTTTGCCATTTGTTTTTCTTCATCTGTTACAAGTTTTATGTGGTAGCGTTTTGCGGCCCAAGTGTATATGTTGTCTACTTTATTATAGAACCATACTCCAAGACGAGTATCGCGAAACCAACTTTCTGTAGCGGCTCCAATTATACTTCCAGCAATAGCTTTTATGAGAAAAAACCACATATTCTCTCCTTATAATATAGTACTATTTATCAGGATATGGTTTTATGGATTGCCTATGCCTATATCAACCTGTTGATCAGGTGGACCGTCTGATGTACCTCCCCAGGTATCACCGAACGTAGACTGGTTATGTGGTGGTTCTTGTGTTTCGTATGTTTTTTCAAGTTTAAGGTGTTCAGGTAATATATAGGGTATAAATTTTTGACGATCTTCGATATTATCGCCTGTATGTGACTTACCCTTCTTTTTCTTATTGATTTTTACTGCTATTGCATTACCTTGACGTGCTTTATCAAGCCCTTTTAATTGCTTATGCATTTCTCTATTATAAGGAATAATCCAAGCTCGTGGTACAGTAGTATTAACTACTAGCCCTAGTTTATCTAACCAGTCCATTTTTTGGTTAGCTTGTTTTTTAGGTATTAACCACAAAAATATATTACCTTTATGGCCAGTTTTAGGGTTAGGTTCTACAATATACGAACCAACAAGGAAATAACTTTCATTATTAGGATATGAATTATATGGAAAGCCATATATTGCTCTTAATCCTATCCAAGCACTTGATATAGATAGTAATAATGCTATAGTTACTATAGCTTTAACAAACCACCTAGTTCTAGAAGAAGTAATAAAGATCCATAAGGTTAATGCACCAAGTAGTAATAATACAAATACTAAAAATATGTGTCCTTGAATAATCATTATCTTTCCCCTTCATAACTACTAATAGATTTAACTATTTGATAAGGTAAGTCATTAATTTCTGTAATTTTTCCATCTGCATCTACAGTAAATCGAAGTACTGTTTTTTCTTCACCTTTTACAGTTAATAAAAGTTCTTTAATATAAACAACCCCGTATGGATTTAATTTTTCAACATTAACCCTTACAGGTATATTTTCAAAATAATCTTCCTCTAAGACTTCGTGTCTAGGAGAACGTCTATATAAGTGTACATTTACAATATATTCTCCAGGAATAATACCTCTAATTGTTACGTGTTCTATATTTTGTCGAACTAGAATTTTTTCACCATTTAACATTTCAATAGTGTCATTAGCTCTACCCAAGTCATCTCTATCTAAGTTCATTAAACCACGATCTTTTTGTTTAAAGCCAACAATATTTCCAACAGGATCTTTAACCCAAGTATCGATGTCATCTGCACTATTATCAGGCCAAGTAGTCGTAATAATAAATTCAGCAATTACTTCTACATTAGACTTTTTTGCAACAGGATTAATTAAGATAAAAGCTAAAACAAAAAGGAAAACAAAGCCTACAAGGGTATTGAATAGCAAATCAATAAATGCTATTTGTGAGCCGTATGTTCTAATTCTTTTAAGACTGGGAAATCTCATTCCTGTACCTTTCAAGGTCTTGTTGGAGCCTGAAGTACTGGAATTTTAATAGTGTGCTTGTTATTAAACCGGTAAGTGTAGTGTATAGAGCAGTGGACATTCCTACTGCCATATTTGCCAGTGCTTGTTGAACTGATGATACATCTGATATATTGATTCCATTAAATGCTCCTGCCAACATTAATATGAAACCAGCAACTGTACCAATTAACCCCATTGTTAATAAAACATCAGACGCAAACCATCCTGTTTCATGCCTAATGTCTATGTTTTTAATTTCGTCTAATTCTTTATTTGCTAGTTTACTTAATAACCAGGATTCATAACCACAATGAATTGTCATACCATAGAAGATAGTCAAGATAAAAAACGATAATTTCGTTTTATCTTGTATCCAGAGTGTAGTGTGTACGTCGAATAAAAATAGTCCAATAGTCGCAACTATTAATAAACTGAAGAACCACCACCACTTCAAGAAGATAGTGTGTTTCCTAATAGCCGGTATGTCCATGACAATGTATTTAGTGTTTTTTATTTTGTGGGGACGCGAAAAGAAATTTTAGGCAAAAGATATGCCTATTAAGCCTATTGTTAGCTCCTATACATCGACTGTACAGGAGCGTATTTAATTTTCTGATTTTTTAGTTTTTTCTTCAGGTTCGTAATATTCTTTATATTGTTTAATAATTTCTCTTTGTTTTAGAATATATGCTCTTATTTGTGCAAAATTTACACTAAGAGTTTCGTAACCTTCATCTGTAAGGCCAAAAAGAACGGGATCATCACCTTTCTTTTTAATTTTATCAAGAACTTCAGCAGAGTTTTCTGAATTAATTATATACCACTTTAATTCTTCAACTTTAAGCGGATCAGGAAGTGCTAAATTAAGAGGTTGTCGTGGTACTTCTGTTTTAAAAATGTCCAGTTTCTTTACGCTACTACAACTAGTTGTAAGGAACGTAATTGGGATTAGCAATACTAGGACACTCAGGATTGATCTGAGATTTCTTCGTTGCATTTTTCTCTTTCTCCGTTAAAGGTGAGCCTGTAGCGATTTCAAAGCATCTATTCGCATTTGCAGTACCTTTGTTAATAACTTTTTCTATAATTTTGCTTTTTTTAATAGCAAGATTACCTACATCACGCTTTTTACCTGATGCATTTACTTTATTAAATTTTTCTTCTGTATCTTTTAGTTCTTTAGCTAAAGTTGAATTTACTTCTTGCAATTTTTTACTGATTTCTTGTTGTTTTTTAAAATCTGCTTGTACTTGCTCTATAACAGCTTTTTGTTCAGCAACACTTTCTTCTAATTTCATATTATTAGCTTCGCTAACTGCTAGGTCGGCTTTGAGGTTTTTTACATACATAAAGCCACCACCAGCACCTGCTAATACTAATAAAATTAGTCCTACTTTAATGCCACTAATTATGCCCATTAACAACTCTCCGCTAGTTTAATTATATCTTCTACTGTAACAAGTTTTTCCATTTTATCTTCGGGCATAGTAATATTTGCTTTTTCTTCTATAGCAACACATACTTCAACAATATCCATGTCGTCGCCATCTAAGTCGTCGATTATGCTATGTTTAAGCTCTGGATAAAATCCAAAGTGTTCATGTAATGCTTCCATTACTTTGTCTTTAATCATTGTATTCCTCACCGTATAAAACGATGTACCATTGTAGATACATCAGATTCTTCATCGTACCTGGCTTGTTGACAAACTACAATTTCTATTGGTTTGTTATCGCCATCTTTAAATTCTTCAACTAACCGCCCTTCGTGTTCGCGTCCACAATTTTGACACGTTCTCATACCATTGTTAAGGCTTTTTCTGTTGTTTCGCTAACACGTCTTGTCCAGCCTCTCCCAAATGTTTCGAAAGTTGATAAACTTTCATAATATCCTTGCCTTGCATCTTGGTATTCTCGAATTGCTACTTCTACGCCATTTGCTTCCACAAACTCGTCTACCTTTCCTAATGTGCCCGGGCCTATAGCCCCGTCTACACCGGCTCCGACTAGTCGTTGTAGGTATTTAGCGGCTCGACCTGTGCCAGCGTTTACGCCAAAGTCGAAAACACATAAGTCTAAGCCTGCAGGCAGATTGTCTGCTTTAACTCTGCCCCAGTAATTCTTTTCATAAATTGGTGCAACGTCATCTTCAGTTAATGCTCTCATTGTATCTGCATCAACTTCGTGGCCTACCCACTCTTCATAAACTCGTTTAGTAACACCCATGTTTGTAATACCACCCGGGTCTTTAGGGTGATTTACATATCCACCTTCATGATGTAAGATTACAGAAAGTGCGTCTTTATAATTTTCTGATGCCATTTTTAATCCTTTTTACTGTTTTGACAATACTAATGTATAACCTGCATTTTCAATTAAGTACTGTGTACCGTATATTGAAATATTGTAATCGCCTAAGTATTTAGTGAGGTAAATTATTTCTGGAAAAGAATCGACATTAAATTTTTCAGTAATTTGTTTATTAATGTCTTCTTGTTTACCAAAATTATCAATTTTAAATTTTAAAGGCTCTGCATAAACCTTCTTAAATGTAATGTTATCTTGTAATACTTCGATACTATCTAAATAACTTTTAGTAAAGAAATTTTTATAGTTATTTAAATTATTTTCGTTAACTCTAATTTCATAACCTTCAACATCTAATGGTACTGTTTCAGATATATTTTGTTCATTAGCATTCATACTATCAAAACTTTTATAATATCTAAATTTAAGTTCGTCTAAGTCTGCTAGTTTTTTAACACCATCAACTATCTCAGTGATTTGTTGTGGAATATCTCGACCACGTTCCATTTCAACAAAAACTTTATATGTTCCATCTGGTTGTTCTCCAGATGTTACATCTGCATCTAATACAAATGGATATCCTTTTTCAAGAAAATTCATTAAGTCGTTAGCAGGTTCTTGTGATTTAACAGAAAAACTTAAAACAACAATATCTTTGTCTTCCCCCATTTTTGATTTGAAAGAATCTATTTCAAAAATATCGTAAACTAAACTTCTTAAATCTTTTGCTTGTAATCCCATTACATTTGACCTTCTGGTGCAACAGGTGCCGGTTCAGCCGCCGCCGCTTCTGCGTCTGCTGGTTGTGGAACCTCTGGTGCAACAGGTGCCGTTTCTGCACCCATTTCAGCCGGTTCTGCAACAAAGTCTAATTGCTCTTTATAACCACTGTAAATGTTAAGAATTAAGTCTTTAGGCATTTCTATTTTAACAATCCAAATTGGATGTCTATCTAATTTGCCTTTTTTAGTACCCGGGCGTATATCACCAGGTTCTTTAATTTGTCTTGGTTTAAGTATGTGTGTTTTTTCATAAGCAACTTTGCAGTCGTAATCTAGTAGACGTTTACCACCCATTGGATCTGGCATTTTCTCTCTAGGCCACATAAATTCGCAAGTTACCCAATGTTTCTCTATATTAGGCCCTGATGCTAATTCGCCATCTTCCCAATTTTCATATACGTAAATATCAAGCTCATCTAGTACTCTTTCAAAGTCTTTAAGAACACTAAAAGCGGTATCGCTATTATAGATATTATCGATGTTTTTTACAATGTCCATTACGTCTTGCATTCTAGTCGCTCCTGTACACTTATTTAGCTAATCTGTATCCATATAGTAGCAGTTTTGTTTTTTAGTTAACTCGTTAAATACTTGTGTAGAGGCAACTTTGTTGTGTTTACGACGCGATTAAGTTGATCTTTATAGTCAAATTGACTCATAAAGGAGGACTGCATGAGTAATAAAAAGGCCAAACGGCATTTTCAGAATAGTAATATTATTAATTTCCAACCACATAAAAAAGACGTTAAAATACTACCACGTAATAGAAATCAAGAAACATATATGCTAAAACTAATGGATCCTCAGAAAGACATAGTCTTCGGTATTGGTCCTGCAGGAACTGGTAAAACGCTTCTAGCGGTACAGGTGGCTGTTAAGCTATTTCGTAATAGTATAATTGATAAAATTGTGGTTACTAGACCAGCAATTAGTGTTGATGAAGATCTAGGATTTTTACCAGGGACAATGGAACAAAAAATGGCACCATGGACAATGCCTATTTTTGATGTATTTAGAGAATATTATACTCAGTATGAAATACAGAATATGATAAACGAAAATATTGTAGAAATTGCACCCTTGGCATACATGAGAGGTAGAACATTTAAAAAAGCATTTATTGTTGCAGATGAAATGCAAAATGCTACTGCTAGTCAAATGAAAATGCTATTAACTAGGTTAGGTACAAAATCACAAATGGCCGTAACAGGAGACCTCAGACAATCTGATAGGTTATCAAATAATGGATTGTTAGATTTTATAAAACAATTGGAACGGTTTCCAACCACTTCACATATTGATATAGTAAGATTTCGACAAGGAGACATTGAAAGAAGTAATGCTGTTAAAGAAGTACTTCAAGTATATGGTGATGACTAAATAAAGAATGCATTTGTTAAAACAGATAGGACAGTTATTACTAGGTGTTTTGGTTATTAGCGGATTTATTGCATTTTTAGTTTACGTGCATTAATCTGTATCGCCGGGTAAGTCTGTGTCATGTGCATCAACGACGTAATCTTTTTTCTCGTGTTGCCAACGTGTCCAGCCGGCGAAAACAATATTTTTTAATCCAATAATAGCGTTATGCCTATCAACGGCTGTGTTACTTAATTTACCAGTCTGAGCAACAACCTTCTCTCTTTTAATTGGAACAACTTGACACAAAGGTTCGCCTAATTTAATTGTTGTAGGTTTAATTTCTTTTAGCATAATATTAATAGGGCTTACTAACGCACCAATGTCATGATCAATTACACCGGGTATTGCATCATAATTTCTGCCTTCAAAATAAAACATTGGTAGGTACATTAAAGACCAGCCGGCGGCCGCCCACATTTTCCATGGGTTGTCTAATTTTACAGCCGCTCTTACGCCGTAGTTTGTTAATAATTGATTACTTAATTGATCTGCTGGATGATAAGCACTATTATAGTTAGGTTCAGAATATCTAGTACTAACACTTAATCCGTCTTCTGATGGAGTAATTTCTATATCACACCAAGCAGGAATAACATATCCTGTTGACATAAAATCGCCTATACCTGGACAGGCTTTTATACTTTTATCGCTATCAATTTGATATTTTTCTTTCTTAGTGTAAGTAGGCATATTTTTCCATGCATCTGGTAGAAATTCTTTAGCAGGTCTAATAGGTGCATACTTTCTTACAGCCCAATTTTCTGTTTCAAAAAATAATATCGGTTTTGTCATTTTAGTTCATTTATTATAGGAAATATTTCTGCTATAACTTTGGCACAAGCATGAGCAATATCCATGTGTTCTTTTTGTGTACCATGCCCGCCACGTAATTCAATATAATGAACCCATGAACGAAGTGTGCCATTCATATATAGTCGTGTTTTAGTTAAGCCTTCGGGCAATACGACTCTGGCTTGTTCTTTAGCAATACCTTCGTTTAATGCCCAATTATATACTTCTCTACATTTTTCAATTATTTCTTTTTGTTTTTTACCCCAAGCTATTTGTAATGCGTCATCTTCAACTTCTATAGAGTTCTGTCTATTTTTTGGATCTTGTAAACGTGCTTCTCTATATGTAAATGCTTCTGCCATATCTTGTGGGTTTGCATAACGCTGACTAAATTCTTGAAAAGCAAATGAACGGTGTCTTACTATTTGATGTGCTATGTCTCTTGTAGTATTAATTTCAAGACAAGCATTAACCATTTCTAATGGTGACCAGTGTTTATGTTTAATCAAATACTTAATAAGTTTTGCACTTGTTTCAGTATTCATTTGATTAGTGGGGTTACTAACCCTAGCACAAAAGGCAATTAAGTCTTGAGCGTCTTCTAATCCTTCTTCTAAAAAATCTTCTGATGGTTTCGAGTACGAAACTAATTTAACACTCATCCTGTCCTCATTATAATATGTACACCGAATGGTGTAATACAAGGCGGTCCTATATCATTTTTTTGAATATTTTTACAAGCCGATGAAAATTCAACAACCATAGCTTCTTCCTCAAACCAACCTAAGTCACCACCTCGTGCTTTACTTGGACAAGCACTATTTTCTCTAGCCGCTTGTTCAAAAGATATTCCACCTGATTTTAAATCTTTTATAAGAGCTTCGGCTTCAGTCATTGTTTGTGCAATTCCTCTAGAATGTGTAGGAGGATTAGCTTGTCTATGGCTTAATAAAATATGCGACGCTCTTAATTTCACTATTAATCTCCTTTTCCTGGAGCTTCACTAAAATGCTCCATTTTTCCTTTTACGCCTTCCCAGTCTTTAACATCGGCTGGTACGTCTTCTTCACGTTTTCTTGTAATGTTTGGCCATATATTAGCATACTTTTCATTTAGTATTAACCATTCATCACTATCATCCATGTTATCGGAAATTATTGCTTCTACAGGACATTCTGGTTCGCATACACCACAATCAATACATTCGTCAGGGTGTATGACTAACATATTATCACCTTCATAAAAGCAATCTACTGGACAAACTTCAACACAATCCATATGTTTACATTTGATACAGTCTTCATTTACTAGGTATGTCATCTTTCTTGCTACTTTGTTCCTTCTCTGCTGTAAGTTGGTCAATTACTTTTTTCGCATTTGCCAGCGATTCTGACAAGTGTAAAGTAAGACCTAGTAGACTGGATCCTTCACCTCTTAGTCCAGTCCAAAACATTCTATAGTCGTCTGGTTTATTTTCTCTTGGAAAATTATCAGCCTCCATTAAAAGATTTCTAAACTTATTTACTATTTCTTGTTGTCGTTCGTCTGTATAAAGATTCATAACGTTCCTATTTTAAGTTGTTTAGTTTTATCAAGGTTGCCGCCAAGTTAATTTCTGGATCAACAACTAGCGTATGGTCTACTAATCCTTGTTTAATAATAATAACAGCTGAATCTTGTTTATTTGCATCACCAAACAATTGTATGTTATCATAAAGCCAACGGTATACTTCTTCCATTTCTTCTGCTTTTGCAGATGCACAAACTAGCTTTCTAGCTTCGTTTATTTTACCAGCTTTAAATAATTCAACCATCTCTAGTTTCCAGTCAGCTTCTCCTTTATCCATTTCGTTTGGTTTTAGAAGAATACCTTCTTGGCTATTCATTTGTACTAAATTAATACATTTACGTAAGTCTGGATACGTTGCTTTTACATACGTATCTAATGTATCTATATCTGGGGTAACATTTTCTGCAATAAGGATTTCTGCTACACGAGCCGTAAATTCTGTTTGATCTATTCTAGCAATATGAAAACCTTGACAACGACTATGTAAAGCAGGGATAACACGGTTGGGGTAATTACAAGTAAGAATAAACCTCGAAGTGGTGTGATATTCTTCCATAACTCCACGTAACGCCGCTTGAGCATTAGGACTAAGATAATCGGCCTCATCAAGTAATACAACTTTAAAATCTCCAAAGGGTATCATTTGTACAAAATTAACAATTTTATCTCGTACATCATCAACACTATTAGTTCTACTTGCATTTATTTCAAGTATGTCTAAGTCGTTTATCTCTAATTGATTAAAAAGGATCTTTGCAAGAGTAGTTTTACCAATACCTGCATTTCCACTAAAAATTAAATGCGGAATTGATTTGTCTCTAATCCAATTCTGTACTTGTGCTTTTTGATGTTCATCTCTAAACACATAACCATCTAATGTTTTTGGTCTATATTTTTCTACCCAAAGCTCTTTCATCTAGTACGATTCTCCTGTCCTATGCCTGCTACTATTAAAAAGACATATAAAATTGGCCAAGCCCAACCTGATAAATGCCCTGTAATATGTAATATCATTAAGGCTATACCAGTTGCTCCACCAGTTCCAATACTTCCAGTTAAGTGTGGTAATTTCATAAACTCTCCTCAGTTTATGTTATTATAATATAAAATGTGATGCGTGTCAAGTATTAATTTGTAATGGTAATCCGTTAAAAATAAATCCAATTGTTACTCTAGGACTTATTTTATTTGGTTTTATTCCTTCATGAAGATAACTGCTAGGAAATACTACGCAACGACCTTTTTTGAATTCAACAGAATGGAATATTTCGCCATCCTTTTTCTTAGTCCAAAAGTTCATACCTGTATCTCCTTGAACCATGTAAACCAAAGTATGTGAAGGAACCCAACCTGGCATTTGCATTTCATTACTATCGTCTGGAGCATCAGCATGAATGCCACCAAAATGTTCTTCTGTAGTTAAATTAATTTGTGTTTGGTTTAAAATTAGATCTTCGTTAACGTCCTTAAAGATTTCTGTTTTAGCGTGATGTACAACTGTCCACATTGATTTAAGTTCCCAAGGCATATCGACTAAAAAATTAATATGACTAATTTCAAAGCCATGTTGTACTTCTCGTGTCCATTGCTCGCTAAATGTATTATACCCTTCATTATATCCTAATCCTCTATGACCAAATCTTAAAGGAAGATGCGGAACTACAGCTTCAACTTGTTGTTTTAAAAAGTCAGGAATTAAATCATCAAAAACTAATATATGCTTTTTATCCATTTAGTATTTTTCCTCCAACCATGTTGTTAAAATATATTTGTCTGTTTTTCCTATAGGAGGATTACCTCTATGCGTATAAGTAAAGTCGGCAGGGAATATTAATAATCTATTTTTCTTTGGAGCAAGTCTTTTATTTTGATATAAAAATTCTGTTTCTCCTGCTTCATCGATATCATTCAAGTATAATTGTAATACAAGTTTTCGTTTAACGTTTACATCTGTAGATTCAAAGTGCCAATTATGAAATCCTCCCCCAGGTTTAATACGTTTCATTTTTAAACCTTCACCTTGAAATTGTCGATTTAATAAGATGCTAAATTCTTTTGTATACTCCGGCCAAACATCACGCCAAATAATATCAAAAAAGTCTCTTATAAAAGGTTGACGGATGTCATGTATTAAAGGATATTCTATTAGCTGAGTTTCGTCCATGTCATTTTCATGACCTGATGTATATGATTTAGTAGATTGTACTAATCCTGCTTTATCAATAGTATTAAACCATTTTATTATATCAGTAATGTATTGTTCAGGAAAATAATTATCAAATAGTCCTATAAATCCATCGAATGAATAGTTTTTATTCTCCATTAGTAACCTTTCTATATAGATCTGAATTACTAAAGGCATCTGAATCCCATTCAGTAGTAAAAATAGGATGTAAGATTTTACGCTGTCTCATGAAGGGTGTAGCTTCTCCACTGAAAATAAATCCTAAACTAAGACGTGGACTAACTTCTTTTGGTGGTAATCCTTGATGTATATATTTGCTAGGAAATATAACCATTCTTCCTTCTTTCCAAGGAACATTGTGGACTTTATATGAATCTAATTCTCCAGGATGATTTTCAATACCATCTTGATACCATGTTTCGTCTTTTGATCTTAATCCACCGGCTTTGCGAGCCATCTCTTTTGTTTTAATTCTTTCTGCTTCTACTTCATCTTTTGTAGCTAATCCTTTAGTTAATGCGTGTGATAATTCTGCTAATTTAGGATTTAAATGTTCTGGGTTATTAGACCAAAACTCTAATCCTGAATCACCACGTAAAAAATATACCATTGTATATGCAGGCGCCTGATCCATAACATCAACGTGTAACCCGCCGACGTGTTTTTTAGTTGTAAGATTTAGTTGGATTTGATTGCATTGAATGTTACCAACTGTTGGAGCAATAAGATGTTTATTCTCTTGTAATACTAACCATATAGCCCAAAATTCCCACGGAGCTAATTGCGGATCGTCACCAGCTGAGTCACCCCATTGTTCACTCCAAAATTGATAACCCTGATACGGGCCTAGTCCTTTATGACCAAATTTTAAGGGATAATGTAATGCTTTTTCTTGTGCGGCTTTATGTAACCAGGAAGGAACAATGTCGTCTATAACATAAATGTTACTTTTGATATCCTCATAGATCGCCTTGTTTTCTATTTTCTGAGTAGTGGATGTCAAATTTTCCTCCTGGATATCTTGATTCGAGTTTTTTAACATTTTCTTCTAAGACGTCATTAGGATCAATCCCAAGACTGCGACAAGCATTAGACCAATACCACATAATATCACCCAATTCTCGCTTGAGATGAAATACAGTCTCATCGTTAAGTGGTTTACCTTGGAACAAACATTTTTTAACAATTTCACTAAACTCTCCTCCTTCACTAGATAAGCCGATTGATGCAGTTAATAATAAAGGTATGTTAACCCCTGTCGTACTTTCTAGTTCTTGAACTCTACCATAAAAAGCACCAGACTTATTACTTTCTGGTGATGTAACTTTTTCAACGAACTCTTCATATCGTTTTAAATCGATGTTAGGCAAAATAACCTCTTATTCTAAGTCGCTTATATAAGCATTATCTGGCTCTTCTTCTTGCCAAGCTAAAATTCCATCAGCTTCGACTGTACGTAAAACAGCAACTTCTTCTTCATCCGGAAGTTGCATATTAAATCCTCTAGTCCAACGTCCGTGTTCTATTAAAACCCAATCACCGACATTGTACTCGTCTTTGTTTTCATGACCTTTAGCATAGACCTTGCCCCAGCGAGGTTTGATACCGTGGTTTTTCCCATCATCTGATGGTAGAATAAGTCCGCTTTTAGTTTGCATTTCACCGAAATGCATTTGACGAACAATCACGCGGTCATGTATTGGTTTAATATGGCCTTTATAGACTGTATATGCCTTGGGAGGCCCTCCCATCATACCGGGATTCATTTCCATCGTTAGTCACCTTTTTTTACAAAGTTACCATCATCGTCTTCGACCCAGTCATCTTGTGCAACTGGTTCTTCAACTTTAGTTTCTTCTTCAACTTTTGTTGTAGCTTTTTTAGTAGTAGCTTTTGGCTTTTTTGCTTTTGGTACTACTGTAGGCTCTTTCTCAACAACCTCAACACCTTGTCCTGGAATTTCATCAGGAACAGCATCTGGATGGTCTCTGTAATAGTCGGCCATGACTTCTTCACGCTTACGAATAATTTTACCACCTGGGCCTAATTCGTCACCGCGAGCATTTACACGAACATTTCCAACTGCTGGTGTTAGTTCGTTTTTTTGGCGTAACAAATCCATATCAATTGCTTTACCTTGCATTGATATATGTTGTTTACGACCTGTTTGTTTAACTGCCATTGTAATCTCCTATTATGTACGTATTTATCTCATGAACTCATGCCAGTCTAGCTCATACTGGATTGAGTTAATTTTATGAATTCCAATTAAGTATAGCACATAACTTGATACACTAGAACCACGTCCTACACCCCAAACTATGTTATTTTCTCTCATTATGTCTACCAAATATACAAGAAATCTTAATAAATTGAACATACCTCGTTTATCATATTCATGCATCTCTTCACAAACTCTAGCCATTTCTTTTGGTTCGTCTGGACATTGGTCTAAAACATAATTATAGATATCTAATTTTTTGTACTTGTCTGGCATAAACCATTCTTCTTGTAACGTCTTATCAAAATCTTTTTTTTCGTATGGAAGTGGTTGATATGATTTAAGTGGAGCAAGGTTCACTCCAATTTCTTTAATATATTTGTTATATAATTCTGTATCACGATTTGGCTCTACCAAAATTTTAGAGAGCTTATCACCATTCCCTTCATAAATTAAATTTATAATATCTTGGACAGTGAATCGTGGTACACCTAGATTATCTATTTGCATCTTCATTAATTACTAGTTTAACTGATATCAATCAGTTTGTCAAGATCTTTATTGCCAGTATTATTAAATCTTGCTTTAATTTGGCGCTCACTCATTTCTAGCTTGTAACTATTAATCATGAGCTGTAATTGATTTTTTGCTTCGGGGTTGCGGGTTAAAAAGTATTTTTTAGTTAACTCTGCTAGTTTTTCATCTAATTGTTTATCAGAAAGATTAGACAGGTCTTGTGTAAATGGGTGTAACATACCCTACCTATTATGTAAATGTACCAACGTAATGAGCAAATACAGTAGTTCCACCATCTGATGTCCAAAAATCAACGACCATATGGTTTACATTACTTTCTACAACAAACGGGCTAGGAAATCCATTATTATATTTAATTGTTCCGCCACCTGATGTTGCCCAAGTAACTGTTCGAGCAGTACTGTCGCCTAATGTATCTAAGAGCATTAAACGTATTTTGCCAACTTTATTTGCCGCTGGCCAATCAGTAAATGTTAATGTAATATTTCCACCAATAGTAAACGTTTGGAAGTTACCATTAGTAAAACTAATATTTTGAGGAGCAACAATAGTTCCACCAGCATATAGTTTTTCTGTATTAGCTACTAAATTACCGCCAGTAATATCATTCCCTAAGAAATCATTATTAGCATTTAGTTTTGCTGTATTTGTTTGTAATGCTTCAATTTCGCTTTTAGCCGCAGTAAAGTTGTTCTTTATAGTGCTAAAATTATTACGAAAGCCTTGACTATCATTATCCTGCCCTGCTATAGGATATGTAGCATCAATGCTTGTATTGTCAATATTACTCGCCATTTTTGTTCCTCTCTATTATTTATCGCTTTTAAACATTAAAGGCATAATTCCCGAACGGTATATACTGCTCGTAGCTATTTCCTTTAGTAGCATCAATGATATATCTATCAATTTCAAAATCTAAACTTCTAAAATTGAACTTATTGTTAGCAATATTTAATGCTATAGTGGCACTAGTACCAGGTTTGCAGTAACATAATGGAATAGCTGTTACAAATCCTAATTCTTGTACAGAAGTACCTTGAGCAGTAGTCATCCATAGTGGTAAGAAATCACGTTCTGTAACTCCAACTTTTTTCATATTTTTACGCATATTAGTAATGTTGCTAATATAACGTTTAGTGTTAAAAGGATCGCTAATTAGAATAGCATCACTATCAGTTTTTATTGGTGAATATTTAGGTCTCCATCTAAATGGATCACTAGTAGTTGTAGCAATTGTTCCGGCTGTTACAGTACTTCCATCTTTTAGTTGTACTTGAATTGTTCCGTTTGCGTCAATTATTATTGTACCATTATTTCTAGTAACAATTTCTAAGTCATTACCAAGAGCTACTACTTGAACTGTAAAGCCTAAAGAATTTACTATTTCAAATACGGCAATACCTGCCCCTTCTTTTGTAACATCGTCAAACGATTCATATGATACGCTATCTACAGTATGTTTGCCTTTAGTTTTAACATCAACTGTATTTTGAACATCAGTACTAGATGTTGAATCATAAGGATCAATTACTTCTAAATAAACAACTTCATATTCAATAGTATTTGTTCCTGCTGTTTTGGCTACTGCTGTTTTAACTGCTCCAAGTTTATACCTTTTTCTTTTGTGATTTTTTCTAGATGCTGAAACATATTCTTTAACGTCTTTAGTTTCGATTCCTGCATATACTAACATTTTAATTTCTTTTTGTAGTCCAAATGAAGGATCGTTAGGTCTATAAATTTTATCAGGATCGAATATATTAGGATCACCAATAAAGTTATTATAAAGTGTTCTTTGATTTGTCTTCATAAAAGGCTTAACATACAAATTACTATAACTTATATTATCAGGATCAGAAACTACAATATTATACTCTTGTGATAATACACTAAATCCAAAACGGTCTCTAGCTTCAACTGTAAATTTAAATTTTCTATCAATAGTAGTTGTAGAATTATCTAGTGTAAGTACATTTTTATCAATTGTTGTTAATCCTTTGTTCCAGGATTTTCCTATTTCATCAAAATTTTTAAATTGATTTACTTTGCCAACAATTTCTCCGTTAGGATTTAACTTTAATCCTGGTGGCAACTCTCCGGCAGTAATTCTATATAAAACTTTACTACTAATTGATTGGTTAAGGATTTTTGCTTTTACACTAAAGGTACTAATAAAGTTTGCTTTAATAGTTCCTAGGTCAGCGGAAGTTTCCCATTCTATTGCACTTTCAACTTCGCCTAATATTTTAACAGTAAATGTTTTTTTCTTAGAAGCTAATTTAACTGCTTGATCAGTAAAGCGTCTTGCGTCAATTGTAAATTTATATTCTTTAGTAATAGCTGGCTGATAAGGAACTCGTCCTGCAATTTCACCAGTATTAACATCTAATGCCATTCCTGGTGGTAAAGTACTTGCACTTCCATCATCATTATATTGTTCTAAAGAATAATTTAATTTGCCTACAATAGTGTTAGGATCAAATACATCTAAATATATTGTTACATAGTTATTTGCTCGTTTATATCCAATGTTAGCCGGTGTTAACCAAACAGGTGTTCTAAGGAATGTATTATCAGCTGTAAATATTCCGGTACCTACTTGCATAACAGTATTGTCTGCACGTAAGAAGTCATCACCTACTAAGAAGATTATAAATTTCCTTTTTACTATTGTATCACCGTCACTAACACTTACTATAAATTCAAAAAATCTATTAAGTTTTTTAGGACTACGTGTTTCAATAGCAAAGTCATATCCTGTAGTATCATAAAAATAACTTTCATACCCATTAGCACTTCGTAAACCAAAGTCGAAAGGAAAACTATCAAACTGTGTAGTATCATAAAATCCACTACTAGATGCTAAATCTAATGCCAAAATAGGATCAACAATTCCAATCAGTCTTCCTTGGTCAGTTAATTTTATACCTGGAGGTAATGTACCATCACCATCTGCAATAAAATATTCTAGTTTATCACCTGCTGGTAAATCTGGATCAATTGCAGAAAGTTGGAAGTCAACAATACTGCTATCTATAATATAAAAAGAATTATTAGGCCCTAAAGGAAGTTTACCTTCATTAGTTGTCCATACAGGTGCATCAGGACCATTTACAACAATATTAAATGTTCTATCAGCAATTCCAGAAGAATTAGTTGCACGTAATACAAATTCAAATGTTTCACCACGTTGTACTTCAAATGGTGTTCCTACTATTTGATTTTCTTCTAATCTCATTCCAGGAGGTAACTTACCACTAATTAAACTTATAATACTTGTATTAAGTTGTATAGCTGTACTTGATCCTGCTTCTAAATAAATGTCAGGAGCAGTACTAGGTACATACGTCATAAACGCTTGAACAATTTCTCGCATAAAGGGTGCTATTGTATGTCCTGCTTGAGTTTTATAATGTGTTACTCGCCCGCCTAAATAACTGTAGTAGTAAGTATTATTTGTTCCATAAAATACTCCTCCACCATCTGGAATTTGTCCGCCTGTGTATCCTTGACTTTTTGCGATAACAAAAGCAGATTCCTGTACGGGTAAAAATGTTAATCCTATATTACCAGAAACAACTCCGCCTGCATAAGGAATAGTACCATCGTCTGTTGAATGAATAGACAAGTATCGTTTATTTTGTAAAGGTATTGTTGCTGTATTATATTGTGCAGGACTAGATCCTGTTTGTCCTGACGGAAAGAAAAATGTATTATTCCTATATTGTGGATCATATAATTGTGTACCAATAGTTACATATGAATCAATGTCGGGGTCGTCTATTTCAATAAACGCTCTATTAACCATTCCTGCACCATTACTAAATCCAAGAAATTTTATTTTTGATTGATCAACATTATTAAACCCTTTTAACTTTGCAATTAAATCTTTAAGAAATTCTATGTCAGGTGCTTTTGATTCTTCGTTGGCTAAATTCCATGAGTTTGAATATCCTGTAGGAGCAATTATAATATGATCTCCTAAATAATTTTGCCAAGCTGTAATTTCAGCAGAACCATTACCACCGTTACCGTGTAGTATAATAACTACTGGTACTTTTTTAGTTGCTAAAGATGGAATTGTTGGAATTCTAATAGATATAGGATAAGTGTAAGTTACACTTGTATTAGGAACATTATTAACAGTTTGTGTCCAAGTTTTTTCAATACTTAAATCTGATGAGTTTGTTAATGTAGGTAATGGCGAACTGCTTAATGCTGTATCGTCAGGTTTAAATCCTGTAATAATATCCGCACTAGAAGGATCTAAAGGCAGATTAACTGTCGTAGTTACTCTTTCCTCTAGTTCTGCTAGTTTATACCCTGATAATTGGTTCCAAACTGGTAAATTTGACATTATGCTATATATCCCTTAACTTACAGTATTTATCGGATATTTTGATAATGAGTATATGTGTATATTAAACGCTTCGTTGCTGTTTCGTTGAAGGTCCAACAATGTAAGGATAAACAGGTTGCATACTTGCATCAACAGTCATATAATATGCATACGTCCCATTAGGATAATCAGGCGTTTTATTATATCTTCCGTTATATTGATCTAAGTGTCCTGTACCTACTTGATATTCATGGTCATTAATAAACGTACCAGCCGCTTTTTCACCGTAAGTATAACCACGTCCTGCTGGTTCTGTTGTATAATACTGATATGAAGATGTCATTCTAGTAACAGCCGTTCCTACTTCTGCATTAGGATCTGTATATGAATAAGGTCCGTAAATAGGATAACCGTCAAAACAGTATCCTATAATTTTGCTATGTCCATCTGTGTGTCTAAATTGATCTCCACCAAAGTTTGTTCCAGTATAATATGTTGGTGTAGGTGATGCTCCACTTAACATTGTAGAACTCCAGGCCGCATTAGATTCTGATGAACCTGTTGGAAGGAACATAAACATTCCAGACATATAATGATATTGTCCGTTAGTTTCTGGCCATCCGCCTGCATCATCTCCTCCGTAATTTGATCTAAATGCTACTGCATTATATTCAAATCCGTCACTTGGTTTATCTGTAGTAGGATCGAGTCCTGGTGGAACTACTGTTGGTCCTATTGAAGGATTAAAAAATACAACGCCATTAGACATAATACCCATTGGTGTTAATGGAACTGTTACTTGTGCATTAGTAGTATTTTCGCCACCGCGATAAACAAAAGAATAGTTGTACGTTTGGGCAGTTGCAGTATTTACACTTGGTGAAAAACTATTATTCCCAAAACTTTTTCCAAATGCCGCTGGGTTAGGTAAACCATTTGATGTAATTGTTAATGTTGCCATATTTTTATCCTTATACTATAGTCCCTGCGTCAAAACTTTTACCGTCTGGAACATAAAAACTACCAAAGTCTACATCGGTTATTGCAATTAACCAGTCAATCATACTAGTTACTACACCGTTGAAAGTTCCAAAATTAAAACCTGCTGTATTAGGTGCCATTAATCTAATATCAATACCATGTACTAATCCAGTTAAGTTTCCGTTAAAAGTACCGTTAAAACTACTTGCTGTTAATGTTCCACCGTTAATAAGGTTATTTCCGTTTGCATCTAAATTTCCACCTAATACTGGAGTAGTATCAGTTGAAAGTTCAGTAGTTGTATTAACAGTTAAAACATTGCCACTTAAAGTTGTACTAGCACCTGTTCCTCCGAATATATTTAACGTATCACCATCAGCTAATTGGTTAGATCCGGAATCAGAAACAACATTTAATTGTTGTAATCCGCCTAAAGCATTAACTGTAATCCCATTAGTTGAAGATGTTAATGTAATATTAGCACCACTAACGAGTTTTTTAAACTGTAAATCTGCTCCAGCTTTTTGATGGAAAACACCTTCACCAACATTACCTAAATTACTTGCAGTAGTTGATTCAGGAGCTCGTAGATCTAAACTTTCAAAGTTTTGATTAACTTTAATAAACGCTTCACGTAGATCATCACCTGTTCCGTCGTTTGCTAGTGTTCCTATGTTTATAGTTTGTACGGCCATTTTATCTCTCTTCTTATGTATTTATTCCAGCTGTGCCACTGCCGCTAGTACCTTTCCAACCCCAAGGATTAGGACTATTATAGGGCCAATGTAGTATTCTATTAGGTGCTCCATAACGTCTTGGAACAGTATTAAAATCATCAAAAGATTCATCTGTACCACTATCATAAGAATTAGCTGTACTATGAATTTTAAGAAAATCTTTAAATTGTTGGGCAGTTCCACCTGGGTTTGCTTGTAACCATAATGCTCCAACTCCAGTTACTTGTGGAGCCGCCATAGATGTTCCACTTATTCTTGTCATTTTATGAGTTGCACTTCCTGGGTAAAATTGTGTTCCAGGATATCCACTAACTTGGCTTGTAGCACTTGAAATATCAACACCGCCGGCTATTATATCAATACGTGGACCTCTCTCACTTTTCTCTGTTATATATTCTTCAGTTCCGAATTGTTCTCTATCCATATTTGCAACAAATATAGTATCATCACTATGTGGCGAACTTGGACGATTATAATGAAGATCGCCTCCGCTATATGTAAAGTAACTATCATAGATACCACTATAATAAGGTGCATTAGGTCCTGCACATGGATGGTAATAATTACCAGCCGCCTTAACACAAATTATACCTGAATCTGTTAATTGTTCTTGTTCAACATCCTCTGAAGCCTTTACATAAGGAAATTTAGTTGCTACCATTCCGTATTGTGCAAAGGCAGTAGTACTAAAAGATTGTGCAGTAATATTTTGATCTACACCTTTATAAAAGACATGAGTAATTGGACTTGGATACCCAGCACTCCAACCCCAACTTTGATTTACAATAGTTGGACGTTTAAATCCTGTATTGGGATCTATAGGTTTCTTTTCGTGCCAAACTCTAATAAGATCAAATTTGTCAGCATCGGAGATTTCGTTTGGAGATCCACCATAATGTCTTAAAGAATAAATTTTTGCATTCTTGGCCCAACCAAATGTTTTACCTGCGGCAATACCTGCTACGTGACTTCCATGCTGTCCTGCATTATTACCATCTGAAAATCCATTAGTATAATGTCCTGTTGGCATAGTTCCTGCAATACCTGTAGACGCATACCAATCTATTTGTTCAAATCTTGTATTACCTTGTGCATCTTCCCATTCAGGATGACCAAAAGGTTCAATCCCATCATCTTGAATAACAATATCAACACCTGTACCGTCTAAACTATATGTATAATCTGCTGAATATGTGTTACTTGATGAAGCAGAATCAAATTCTTTAATTATATGTCTATATAAACCCCAGTTTTTTGCATCTTGATCATTAGATGTAGATCTATCAAACTGTGCAGTTTGTATTTCGTATGGTTCGTGTTTAGCAAGGTTTGGATCAGGTTCTGTTTCTACTACGTGTATTCGTGGATCTTTTGATAGTTCTGATGCTTCAGCATCAGTTAGCATATAATGAGTAATTCTATTGTTGGCTTTTTTAGCATAAGCTACATCAACAGTTCTATCTGGAACATTTGCACTAACAGTAGCATCACTAGTTGTATCTCTTTCTAGTTCAGCTTCTATTTCTGCAATATCAATACCTTTTTTAGTAATAACTTTATATTCTTTTTCGTCAGCCATTAACCAATACCCACGTTTGTTGTCATAGCCCTATGAGCCGCGAACGGAAAATAAGCTATTCTATTCGGACCATTCATTAAACTTCTATTATTAGAGAAAAAAGTAGATGGTGTATTTTCGTCTGTTGAACCTTGAAACAATAAATCTTTAACAGCATTATCCTGCCACCATTTACGTAATTGTGCAGGTGTCCAACCTGGATTTAATTGTAGTAATAAACAACTCATTCCAGCAACTTGTGGTGTAGCCATTGATGTTCCACTAAGATTTAATACTGCTGTATCACTTGTATTTGTAGCACTAACTATATCTGTACCAGCCGCCCATAAATCAACTCTAGGTCCTTTATCACTTGAATTATTTGTAGCTTCGCCATTATTATGTAATTCACTGTCTAAGTTACCTACAACAACTGTATCAGGTCCAATGTTACCTGCACCTCTATTATAATATACAGGTTGTCCTGCGGAAATATTTCCTGAATCTACAGTTCTTTTAATATAATTATCATAATCTATATCTGTTGGATAACAAAGTTTTTGATATTGGTTTCCGGCACTTTTAAAGTAGTGTACACCTTCATCTTGCATTTCTTCAACTTCAACATTAAGCTGATAAAGATTTGCATTAAAGCGACCAAATCCGTCACCAATCATTCCGTAGTCAGCACTTTTAACACTTCCTACACTAGCCCCTCTAAATTGAATATCTCCTATTGAAGTAAAGTAGGATTTATAGCCCCAACTTGCACTTACTACTGTTGGTCTTTTAACTCCAGTTACTGGATCTGGTGCTTTAGCTTTATGAAATTCTTTAATAGCATCAAACCAATAACTTGAAGTAACTGAATCCATATCTAAACAGTATACATTGGCATTTTTAGCCCAACCATAATCTTTTCCTACTGCCGTTCCGGCACAATGCGTTGCATGATAACTTGATCCTGTTGTATTAGTATAATCTTGAGTAGCTATGCCACTACAATTTGGAAGTGTATTCCATTGAAAAGGTACTAAACGACTAACACCATTTCTATCCTGCCATTGTTCGTGTGTATATCGAAATTTACTTTCTTGGTGTACATAATCAACACCAGTACCGTCTAAATGATAATCATAAGTTGTTCCTGCTGATAAGTCTTGTGCAACAAGAGTACCCCAAGGATTTGTTTTATCAACTTGTCTTACTAATCCCCAATTGCCTCTTGTTGTTGTAATAGAATCTCTAGTCCAATCAGCAGTTTGTTCATAATCCATCCAGTCATCGTCCCATACAAGAGGAGTATTAACATCACCAATCCTAGGATCTTTTCTAAGTTTTTCTACTTCTTCGTCTGTTAAGGCAACTTCAAAGATACGTTTACTAGAAGGTCTAGTGTTTACATTTTGTACTTCTCTGTCAGGGATTATGTTACTGTCAACGCTAGAGTCTAACGTTGTATCACGGTTAAGGTCGTTAATTATTTCTTCTTTATCAAAGCCTTTGTGTAAAGAAACAACATAATGTTTTTCACTCATAGCTTCTCCTTACACTATAGTTAAGTTACCAACCATTGCCGCATGATTAGTACATTGATATACTAACGCACTATCACTTGTGTTATGTTGTGGTATAAAAGTTTGTGTTCCTGTTGTAGATCCTGTAACACCTTCTGTAAATGCCGCTCCGCCATTACTAACTCTAATTTCAAATGGATGACCTGCACCTGCTAGATTGTTAAAGATATATGTAAATCCTTTGTATAGTGTAAGATCGGGATTATCTACAGTTCCATCAATACCTGGTCCTGCAAATCTATATGCAGATGATCCGTTAGCAGTTACATCATATTCTATAGTAGGACCTGATGATTTAATTGTAATATTACCTTCTGCATCACTTGTTGTATCAATTCCAGTTCCACCACTAAACTTAATACCTTCATTTGTTGAAATAACTCTCATAGTTGAGTCATCAGCACCGATACTAAATGTAAATGGATCTGAAGTTGAAACCCAAGCTGTTCCGTCATGGAATACTAATTGTTTTGCTGAACTGTTATAAATTACATCACCAGCTTGTCCTACAAGATTTCCTATACCGTCAGTATCAAAGCTACCTATACGTAAAGGTGCTTTTTGTACTACAACGGCATTAGCCGCATCTAATATTAAATTACTTGCTGAAGTAATAGTCGGTACACCTGCACCTGAACTTACTATATCATCAGCTGTTACTTTTGTAAAGACAGCATTAATACCAGTTAATGTGTCAGTTGTTTTGTTATATACTAATCCTGCATCACCACCAAATGTACTGCCGCCATCATTAAATTGAACTTGTGCATCAACACCACCTGGGGTTCCGCCACCACCTGTTGCATTAATTGTAATACTATCAGCTGTGTCATCAGTTGTTAATGTTACATTTGTTCCTGCAACAAACGTTAATGTGTCAGTTGTTGTTTCTGCTACAACATTATTTTGTCCTGAAACTGCAATTGTTTTAAATGAAAATTCATTTAATTCACCTGTAGCCGCCGGTGTTACCCAACTTAATACTCCATTGCCGTCTGTTTGCATTAATTGGTTTGCACTTCCGTCACCATCTGGCCAAATAAATGTTTTACTTGCTGTTACATTAGCTGGAGCCTTAAATCCCATGTAGTGTGAATTATCAGTATCATAATATCTAACTTCTTTAGAAGATGCTATTTTAACATCACCAGTAAAGTTAATTTCGTTTACACCGTTTGCAATTGCACCTGATACATTTAAATTAGTAGCATTAACTGTAGTTCCTGTTATCGAAGTTGCTGTTAATGTATTTGTATTAGGATTATAAGTTATTGAGGCATCTGTTCTTAGTTGTTGACCATTACTGTCACCTGTAGCAACAAACGTTACAAATTGTGCCGCCGCTGTTGAGTTAGCGACTGTGGTAACAGTTGCCGCATCAACATTGTTTAATTGTCTTGGTTCCCATTTTGATGTAGAATCTTTGTAACTTAAAACATAGTCATCAACTGGAGCTGTAGTAGTTGTGTCAACATCATTTAAATCGTCAATATTAGTTGGTGCCGCAACGTTTCCTGGTCCCCAAGTTCCTGCACCTGAGTTATATGTTAATACCTGACCATTTGTTGCTCCAGCTGTACCAACATCTACTAGATCTCCTATGTTACCAACTGTAATTGTTATATTACCTTCGGTGTCACTAGCAGTTGTAATACCAGTACCGCCAACAAATTTAACTGATTCATTTGAACTAATAGTTCTTAATGTTGAATCATCAGCGCCAACGCTAAATGTAAATGAACTTGTATCTAATTTCCATTTAAATGATGTAGTAGCATGATCGTAATATAAAATTTTGTTATGATCAACACTAGTTACTGCATCAACATCATTTAGTTGTGTTAATTTTGTTACACCACCAGCATCTGTTTTCCATTTCCAAGAAGTAGATGGATGATCATAGTATAAAACTTTACCATCATCATTTGCTGTAACAGCCGCAACATCTTTTAAGTCACTTATTATCTTTTGACCTAGATTTAAATTTGCACCTGTTTGTGCATTAACTCTTGAATCAACTCTAGCAAGGGTATAAAATAAGTTATTTGTTCCTTCAGCAATTTGATCTGTTGTTGTACCTGCTGATAGATATCCAACATCATTTGCAAAGGCACTTATAGCATTTGGTACTGTTGGAATAACTGGTTTATTTGTTAAGTCGTTATAGTCACCACTGAATGGATTGTTAAACGAAACATTATTAATTCTGATGTCTGTAGCATTAATTGTTCCAGCATTAGTAACACCAGCACCGCCTAAATCAAGGTTATCACCTATTGGTAATTCCTTAATTTTGTTGCTGTCTAGTACGTCAACTATTAGTGGTATTCTATTTGCCATTGTTGTTTCCTATGTTACACATATTTATAGTGCCGCTACCCTTGTTTGAAAATCAGCAAAATCAGTACTTGCCGCTATCAATGTTTTCCAATCTGCTAAAGCATAATAACCAGGTATACTTGCATTATGCATAATTTCACCCGATGTTGCATCATATCCTAATATTGTTGTCATTGCAGTATTTCTAATTGGTTTAATTACTAAACTATCTGTTGTTGTATTTTCTAAGTCCGAATCTGTAGCATTAATTACAATACTCTTTGCGGCTTGATCATTTCTACCTGCATACCGACCTATAGCAACTGCATTTGCACCTTGATTACTGTCGCCAGCTAGAGTACCAATAGCTATTGCACCTATGCCTGTTTCATCACCAACATTAGCGTTTTGTTGTGCAAAAGCACCTACGGCAATTCTATATCCATGAGCTGTTGTTATATGATTTTTACCTGAAAAAGCACCAACGTTAACATCATAAGTGTCAGCTTGTGTTTCCATACCAATAGCTACACCATAACTGTCTGATATTGCCGCGTTTCCTATTGATACGTTATATGTGCCATTTCCTTGAGCGTTGTTGCCAAGTGTAACACCTCGTTCACTTGTTCTTAAACTTGATGTTTCTACTGGACCAATAATCTTACTATTTACACCGTCAACTAATAATGTTGAATCATCTGCAAATACTGAACCTTTTATGTCACCATCAAACCCTGCTGTTTGTAAAGCTGTAATTTTAAGATCTGCTCTTGCATCTGCTCTAACGTCTGTATAATATAAATTAGTTCCTTCAGTAATATTATCTGTAGTAGATGGAATTGTTGGTGCTCCACTTAATACTGCATAAGGAATAGAACTGTTAGCAGTATCAACTAATAATGTTGAATCATCACCTACTATTGGATTGTTTGATTTCAACCCGCCACTAAATGCAAAGTTACCATTAGCATCTACGCTTAATGTAGAAGTTCCTAAATGAATAGTGTTTCCACTAAGATATAAATCTTTAAATCTTTTTGTACTAGAACCTATGTCGTAAGCAACATTAGTATCTGGAATAATATTTCCTTTAACAGTTCCGTCTAAATTAACCTTATTAGAAACTCCATCAATTAATACTGTAGAATCATCACCATATACAGAACCTTGGACATCGGCCTTTTGGGCTACTGTGCCATCGTGTTTTGCATATAGTTCTGTGAAGTTGGCATTAACTTTTGTAAAGGCTGTACGGATCGGATCTCCATCGCCCTTATTTGCACTAGTTCCTATGTTAATATTTTGCTGTGCCATTATACTCTTCCTACCACAACTTCGATAAGTCCTTCACCGCCGTCTGTTTTATCTTCTACTGCTTTACCTATTACAGTTCCGATTTCTGGAGTTGAACTTGCACTTGCAAATCCTTGTGTAGAACTTGTTACAAGCATTTGTCCTTTTTTAACAACTCCAATAGCTTTAACTTTTGTTCTACCTTGTAGTGCTATTGCTGTTACATTAGATCCTTCTAATTCTGAATTCATTAAGTATGCAGGATGTTCTGAAACAACACCAGCAACTCTATTATCGCCTCTAAGTCTTGTAACTGTTAATTCTTCTTCACCACCAAATATTAAAACTGTACCTGGTTCGTATTCTGCATCTGCTGTATAATTTTCTGCCAAGTCAGCATAACGTGCCTCTGTTGCAGTACCACTAAAGACTGTTGCGTACATAGTGTTATATTTTTTAGTCGCAGTACCGATATTATATGTATTATCAAGTTCAGGTTCAAATCCTGTTGCTGTTGCTTTAAGGACTGTTGCCCCATCGGCTACAAGACCTATTTCACCTGCGGCAGTAAATCCTGTGTTTGCACCTATACTAATACCTGTACTTTGTGCATCTAATTCTCCTGGTGCTTCAATAAATGAACTGTGTATCCAGTCAACACCTAATCTTGATTCACCAGCTAGTGCTGAGTTTTGTTGGAAATTACCTTCTGATACTCCAGTCGCTCCAATGTTAAGACTTCCTGCCATGCTTACAGTTGGATTAGATACACCAACCGAACTCATAAATACTGCACCACCAGGTGTACTTAATTGAACAACATTCCCTGACGTATCTATAATTAAGTAAGAATCAACTTTAATTCCTTGTGAAGCTACGTTTCCTAAAGCATCAGTTTTAACAATTTTATTAGCTTCACCTGTTGTTGTTGTACTTCCTATTACACCGCCACCTTGTGAAACAATTGTTGCAAATGGAACTTCTGTAACATCACCTGAACTTGAATCTCCACTAGCATGACCTAATGCTGTTCCGTCAGCAATACTGCTTAATTTTGTATGACTTAATGCACCATTTTGTATTGTTACCCAACCGCTTGTTGATGTAAAGATACCACTATCAAAACTAGCAACACCTAAATCACTTTGTACAATTCCTATTTCATTTGCTCTTGTTGTTGCCGCATTAAGATTCAATTTACTTTGTGCTATTGCGGCCGCTGAATTTACGTCTGCATTTATAATTTTGTCAGGTGCGTGTCTTAATTCTAATGTTGCACCAGTTTGTGTTCTTTCAACATGAAGTGTAACATCTGTAGCCGCGGCTTCTGTAGCCAATGCATATTCATCAAGTGGTCCTAGTTTTGCTTGAGCTGTTACACCGCCACCAGTATCAACAACATCACCTAAATTAAAATTACCACCTGATGTTAATGTGTATGTTAATAAGTTATGTGCTACGCCACCAATTGAAACGTTTTCAACATCAATAACTGTACCTGTTGCACTAGTACCACTTCCAGTAATAGTATCATTAACTTGGAAGTTACCACCTGATGCTGGTGCTGTATATAATCTGTATTTTCCTGTTGTTACAAGTAATTGTTCTGCCGCGACAGTATTAGTTTCAACATCTAATAATTCTGGAATTGTATCACCAGCCGCAATTAAGCCGTCAACATAACTTTTTGTTGCCGCATCTTGATTGTCTGAAGGATCTCTTAAGTTAGCAACTGTAAATGTTCCACCTGCATTTTGATCGCCAGTAAATGCTAAAACACCACTTCTAGCTAATGCACCTGGACCTATTTGATTACTTACAGCAACCCCGGCATGAGTGAATCCTAAACGTCTATTTACGTAACCTCTAACTGCTGACTCAGTTGGTACTGAATCAGTAGCATTGTCAGTCATGGCATCGTCTGCACTAAACTCACTAGCTACAACACCACGTTTAAATCCTAAACCATCTAAGTTACTTAATGCAATACTCGCCGCGAATGTAACAGTACCTGTACCTTGATCAACTGTAAAGAATCTACCTACTCTAAAGAAACCATCTTGGTCAGTACTTACATAGAATACTCTACCTTTATCACGTTCGTCAACTTCTTTTTCTTGATCAGCATTTTGTGATGGATCACCTAATGTTATATTCGGGAAGTTTGTAGTATTAAAACCACCTGTACCAATATCTAAGAAGTCGTGTCCTGTTGCTCTACAAGTTGAAATATTAATAGTAATATTTCCACCTTCTTCTTTTTGTAGTCCACATCTAAGAGTAACAATTGTTGTAGCATTTACAACCGTACTAACAATTCCAACTGGTGTTGCTGGAACGTTAATATCTGAGCTCTGAAGGTCTTCAATTTCAATTGTTGCAAAAGTCGTTCTATCAGTATAACTTTTAATAATATGAGTTTTACCATCCCAAGCAAAAATCATATCGCCTGCATTTAATCTATCAATATCACCTTGAGATGTTAATTTAGAAACAGCAAGAACAACGTCACCTGCTGTATTACCCATTGTTGTACCTGAGCCAGCAAATGTATTATTTGCCGCTTCGCCGTTATCAATAGTTACTTTAATATATTTGTATGTACTATCAAATGTAACAATTCTATCATTGGCTGGTAATGCACCACCAATACTATCTGTTACACTATAACCAATCGTTCTATATGTATTACCAATTGCTTCATCAAATGTAATTGCTGTACTTGGTCTTGTAATTGTAGTATCAACACCACTAATTCTAAAGTTTAAGTTATTTCTAATAATAACTTTTTGGTCATGTGTTAGAGGGGCAAGTAATCCTGATTTTGTAGTATTATCTTGTCCTGTTGTTGCAACATTTAATTGATAAACAGCTTCATCTCTAACTGAATTTTTATATGTAAATCCTGTAATGTTAGCTGAAGTACTTAAACTGTATGTAATTTTTTGTACTGAACCGCCACTAACGTAAGTATGTACTAATCCGCTTTTACCACTATCAAATACTATAGAAGTTGTATCAGGTACATCATAAATTTGGAATATGCCTGTAGATTTTTTACTAGCTGTATCTGGATATACTTTGTTTCCAAATGCACAACTTAAGGTAACATCTGCAACTCTAACATAATCTAGTTTACCCCAACCATGTGCTGAACCAAATGTAACTGTAGTTAAGCCAGTTGTATTGTCATAAACAAACCCAGTAACTGGAACCGATGATCCAGAGTTTGACGTTGTTACTTTTTTAGCTGTACCACCACTAACGTATGTGTGTTCAACTTTACTAGGTGGTAGGAAGAATCCTAATTTATCATTATCTGGTTTTGTTTTAACTGTATAAAGTCCTGGTGTTGTAGGTGTAGGATAAACTTTAACACCATAGCTACAACTAAATTTTAGACCATATAAATCAATTGAATCTGATGCCGATAATCCGTGTGCTGATGCTACAGTAACAGATAAAATACCTGTACCATGTGTATACGTTGCTGATGTAACAGCTATACGTGAACCAGCAACAAGATGTCCACCACTAACGTATGTGTGTGCTATAGAACTTGTACCTAAGTTAACTTCAAACGTATCAGCTGTTAAACCACTTGCTAAAACTGTAAATCCTGTTGAAGGTGTAACAACTGGATATGTTTTGTTTCCAGTATCACAACTTACAGTCATGTTTCTTATTTCTATTATATCATCAATAGCCATTCCGTTTGCAACTGCGGTAATTTCAGTTTGCACACCTGTAATTGATGTTTCTTGTACTGTACTAATTTCGTATCTAGCTCTACCAATTGCTCCACCATGATCAATTTCTATTTCACTCTTTGAATGTGGAACATATTCAACATCACGAACATATATTTTTAATGCATCAACAGGATGATCATATACAGCACCGCCATCATCATAAATTCTAGCAGTTTGGACCATATTTGTTGATGATGTAATTAAATCTGGTTCTTCATTTGGATCTGATCCTGCCGCAACAAGACCATATGTACCATAAGAGTTAGATCCGTTTAATGATCTAATATCACTACCATTATTAGCAAAATAAGCCGCTTCACAATAATATGTAAATTGTGAAACTAGTTCAGCAAGTCCGCCGTTATTACAAATAGTTCCATAACCTAAATCGTTAAGTTGTACCCAGTCATTAGCTAAGAAGCTTCTATTACCTGACGTTTGTAAAGTAATGTCAGTTGGCATAGGCTGTGTAAAGCCACCATTACTAAGACCTGATGTTGGATTTAAAAGAAGTTTGGCAGTTCCTGCCTCTTGGTCATAATTTGTAACAGCATCAACTTGATATCTAACACCGTCAATATAGAACGGACATGGTACTTGTGGTTTCTTTAAACGTAAACCTTGTCCAACTAAACTTTGTACGTTTAGTGTAAAGTTATCATCTTTGCTGTTAACGACAGTAGTCATATTTCCAGCAAAACCGTCTACATATAAACCACCTCTAAATGCTTTTTTATTAATGCTTTTTGAAAAACTTGAATTTGTTTGTCCATAAGGTGATTTAGTTAAGATTGCACCAAATGGATCTAGGACAGCCATAAATCCGCCGTGACCTTCACAAGTTAAGTTTCTTAAGATTGTAGCATCGTTCATTAAGAAGACGTCTAAGTCTGTATTATTTTTTGCTGTACTTAATTTGTTAGTTTTATCAGTTAAGTAATGATATCCATATCCTGGATCATCATAGTCTGGTAAATTAGTAAGACCATTTACAACAACTTCTTTTAAGAAGTCTAATAATGTATTAACTTTAGTTTGTGCTACGGCTTCACCTTGTGTTGAGTCTAATACTTGTGAAGTAACAGTTTGTGTAGGTGTCCAAGCCGCATTAGTTAAAACAAAACCTAAAATTTCTTTCATTTTAAGTATTGCCGCACCTGTTTCTGTTTGTTGTCCTGAAACCTGTGATGTTGCTCCATCCCAATATTTGTCAGCATTAAGATGAGTTTTAGAATTTCCGCCCCATCTTAAATCAAAAACAAGTCCATCAAGAATATATCCCATATCCCTTTCACATTTTTGAGCTTGACTATTAGTAAGGAAGCTAGGATATGTTGTATTAATATATGAAATAACTTCATCTTTAATAAATTCTTTGTTTAAAGTTATTAGTTCAGTTGCATTTGGATTCTGTTTAGTTTGTACTGCTATTCCATCAAATACAGGATCTCTATAAAAATGTATTGCCGCCCAAGGACTTTCTGATACTCCTGGTTTAGGTTTAATAATTACACGTCTAAATTCATCACCTTTTAATGAAACGTTACTGCTAACTTTAATTGGATAATGTTCAAAGTATGTTCCACTTTCTATATGAATAGTAATTTGTGGATCTTTAACTTTGTAACCAAATTCTAATTCTTCACCTAAGGTGTATGTTAGAGGTTCTAATAATTCTAATTCAATTGTATCATCAGTTGCACCATTTGTATATTTTACAATTCGTCCAACTGCCTTAGAAGTTTTACCTCTTATAAGTTTACCTGGAATAAGATCATTGTTTAAAGGATTAGCTTGGTCACAATATCCTTGGCTACCATTTGAAATAGTAATTTCCCAAGTACTACCTTCAACAAGTTGTGGAGCTGATTTATAACTAGGTCCAGTTATAAGATTTGTAATGATATCCCATTTTGCTCCAACTGATGTTTGGCCAACAACGTCAACTACTTGTCCTGTGTCAATAACTTGTGAGTATGTTTGTTGATATAAAGTTGTTTCAGTTGTATTTGTTATAACTTTATTATGTAAAGATTTAGCAAATTGCTGTGCCGCAAGTGTTTGTGTCTGTTGTGTTGTTCTTGCTCGTTGTCCACTTACAGAACTATAATATCTATAACCAGCATTGATTGAATGATAGTTTGCAGTAGTACCATCTAAGAGATCTAATACAATACCGTCTAGGATGTAACCTAAATCTCTTTCACATAAATCTTTTGAATATACATGATCTGGATATGTTTGATTAATATATGCAATTGTCTCTGCAATAATAAATTTTCTATTAGCATCTGTTAATATTTTTACTTCTTCATAGCCACTACTGTTTTTTACGCCGGTTGTTGTTACTTGTGCTTTATTATTTCCTGCATTATAAGTAATGTCTTGTACATAAGGTCCAATGCCAGTTGGTGCAGTATCAGTTATTTCTTCAGCTTTAAGTGCCGCCGCCGAAACAGTTTTGTATGCATAGTTCCAAGCTCTACCTTCATTACCTTTAGGTACACCACGCATTGTGTCATCACCAAATGAACTTACATATAAGTTTGTGTGTGATGCGTGTGCAGAATTATCAACATAGTATTTTGATGCCGCTTGTAATGAATCAGGATTAGGAGTAGGTATTGTAGCACCTGTATATGTTCCTGTTTGTATAATTGCGTTTAGAATACTAACTAGTTCTGTTACTCTATCACCTGAACCTGTTTCACCATTGTTTGCTATAGTTTTCTGTGTAGTAACTGTTTGTAAAGATGTATATGCAGTATTTGTTAAGATAAAATCTTTAATAATATCACGTAATTTATCATTAACACTTACAGCATAAGCTATTTCACCTGCGCCTAATTGTGAACTAGCGCCATCCCAATAAATTTTACCTGTTCTAATTACTTCTGCATTACCACCAAACTTAATATCGTGTGCAATTGCATCAATATTATATTTTGTATCTCGTTCACATTTTTCATGTCTAGCTGTAGTATGTACACCTGGATTTTGTTGATCAAACCAAGCCATAACTTCATCAGCTAGGTATTCTTTATTTTGTGTTATAAGACTATGTGCATATGGTGATTGTGGAGTAGCACCTGCATGAGCACCTGGATGATCATGTAAGAGCAACGCTCCAGTCATTGTATCGCCTTCGCGTCTTACTACAGATTTTCTCGGTAATGCTTCAGTTGAAACCCAGTTGCCGGTTAATACACTATCGTATGCGGCATCGAACATTGTTTGTGTGCCAGTTCCACCCGACGCAACAATTTTTACTCTTGTACTATCATCGTTGTTTTGTGCTTCAGCTTCTGATGTATGAATACTTAATTGATCAGCTGTAACATATCTTAGATAATAAGTTGTTCCTGTTGATAAATTTGTAGCATCAGTTCCTGTTGAATTATATCTGTACGCAATACCATTTGAACTAGTTTCAAATCCGTGATTAGTTGCAATAATATCACCATTCGAAAATGACTCAATAGTAAATGTATAAGAATTAGCATTTGGTGGTTCATTACGT